TGGTACTTGCCCCGGCCTTGCTTAGCGGCCTTGATAATTTTGTTAAAATCCGGAAATGTACCGGGAATTTCAATGGTCATCGTCTTCACCCCCTATAAATCCCATCTGTCCATAGCACTCCAATTTACCACTGTCTGCACTCCGCCGGGCTTGCTCTGTCTGTGCTGTATGTCCATAATCCTCAGCTGCCGGTCAATCTTTGCCTTGTCGGTCTCTAGGTGCTCCTGCAGCTCCTTCAGTGGCCTCCCGGTGTCCCTCGCCATCTGTGTCAATGGCTCGCCCTTGGAAAGATATATGGCCATAAGCAGGTGGGTGTCGTCAGTGTATAGGTTGTGGTTTATCCCGTCTGGTGACAACTCTGCCTTTTTGACATAATTGTAATGATTTTGCATATACTCTTGCTTCCATTTCTTGGCCCACTCGGCCTGACACTCAGGAGCTCCGCATGTTTTACGGGTTTTGTATCCCGGGTACTCCCGCCCGCATATGGCACATACCATAATTTGGGGAGGCTTATCCTCTCCCCTTAGTCTCCGCCTGATAAGGTCGGAGCAGCAGCCGTATTGTTTGGCTATCTGGGTTTTGCTATAGCCTTTGCTGAGCAGGTCTAAAATCTGCTCTTTTGTTATGTTGATGCGATTAGGCATCTTCATACCCCCTCCAATTTTTCAAACAGCGTCCCCTGCCTCATCTCTATATCAAGCGCCCGAAGATTGTTTACGGCGCATTGATAATAGCTGCCCTTTAATTCAATTCCAACACCCCGGCGGCCCATTTTGACGGCGGAGTAAACCTCGCTTCCGATACCAGCAAACGGGCTCAATACGGTATCGCCGGGATTGGTCCACAACTCAATGCCTCTTTCGATAACCTGCAATTGCAAAGGGCAAATGTGCCGCTCGTCCTTTTCTTCCCGTGCTGATTCCTTTTGCAAAGTGTTTGACTGATTAATGTCCATCCATACCGGACTCGCATACCGGCGCCACACATGATGGGAATAGACCGGATCTTCTCTGGCCATTGATATGTCCCTATGTTTCCGGCTGTCTTTAATCTTTGCTGGTCTTTTCGGAGCGTTCGGCTCATCCTCGCCAATATAATCAGTTAGTCCGTCAGGATGGTCGACGGGCTCTGGATTGTCACCAGGTTTACGGACGGTTATCAGGTAATCCGGTAGCCCTTGGCGGCACATGGCGGAGTCTTTGCAAAGCTGCTTATGCATCAGTCCCAACGCTTTTGTCCTTGTAGCCTCTATGAGTGGGTCCTTCCAGATAACCACCTTTGAGTGATAGATGAACCCGGCTTTTTGAAACAGTCTCAACAAATCCCCCGGGAAGTCATATAAACCAATGAATCCATCCCTCTCCTTCATGGCTGGAATATCCATGCAATGGAATGACAGTAACCTTCCGGGCATCAGTATCCTGTATAGTTCACCAATTAAAAAACCAAACTGCTGATAAAATTCAGTTTGGTTTCTGGAATTTCCCATATCCCTTTCGTTGTTTGAGTATGTGTACAGGCTTGCAAATGGAGGAGAAAATATCGAATAATGCACTGAATCATCTGGAATGCCTTTTATCACTTCTACGCAGTCCCCATTGTATAAAATCCATCTTTCGCCCTGTGCTTGGTCTATCACATTCACGCCGTCTCACTCCTTAACCAATCTGGTATAATCATTCTTTTCTGCGGTTGATAAGTTTCTATCATCCGTTTTGTACCGTGTACTTCTTGCGTTAGCATTTCCTTGGTATACTTAACCATTTCGGCAAACATGTGCTCGTATTCTTTCTCTTTGCGCTCGATGTTCGCCTTGACAGCCCCCTCCTGCTCAGATATCACAATGTACACATGGACTGGTTTCGTTTGGCCGAATCTCCAGCATCTGCGAATTGCTTGGTAAAGCATTTCGTAACTGTCCGACAATCCGACAAAAATCATGTTATGGCAGTTTTGCCAGTTCATCCCATAGCCTGCAATAGACGGTTTCGTAACCAGCGCCTTTATTTGACCATTGGAAAAATCAATCATGGTCGTCTCTTTGTGCTCGTTGGTATCTGTACCCCTGACTTCAACAGACTCGCGGATCTGTTTGGCAAGTTCGGAGGATTCGTCGTTAAGGTCGCACCATACAAGCCATTGCTCTGATGATTTGTTTACCAGCTCCGCTGCTGCCTGTACCCTTGCTTTAAGGCTGCTCCGCCTTGCAAGCCTGCGCTCCTGCAACGTCTGCGCCACTTGCGGGAGCAAGGATATCTGCCCATACTGATCTTCCGGTTCGACTTCCACAATCACTTCATGCAGGATTTTCGGTGGGAGTCGGAATCCTCCATCCTCATATCCCAAATCAGACGGTTTCGACATCACGATGGCCCAGCTTGCCAACCATTCCCAAAATTTATCCTCCGCATGGCCTTTTAACCGCCATTTTGAGGTATCACTCCCGTCATGGACAAAAAAAGTCGCCAACATCTCGGTCCGGCTCATAACGCCTAAAAATTCGCATTGGTTTCCCAATTCCATGTAGTCGTTTGGTGCCGGCGTTGCCGTACAGGACAGTTTAAATGGCGTGTTTTTAAAGGCATCGATAATTTCGTTCCGGATTTTTCCGGAATAATTTTTAAGTATTGATGATTCGTCCAATACAACTCCTCCGAAATGCTCAGGGTTAAAATGGCTCAGCATTTCGTAGTTTGTGATATTTATCCCCGGCTTCACATCTTCCTGTGACCGGCAGATGTTAACCTCAATCCCGAATTTCTCGCCTTCCCGCTTGGTCTGTTTTGATACTGCCAGCGGCGCAAGTATCAAGATATCCTTGACGGTTGCGCCGTGTATTTGTTTGGCCCACTCCAGCTGTTGCGGCGTCTTACCCAATCCGCAATCCTCAAACATGGCAGCCCTGCCTTTTTTGCATCCCCACCTAACAACATCGGCCTGCCAGTCAAACAATTTCCCATTAAGTTTATCCACAGATATGCCGGTAGGGATGTTGACAATCTGTTTTTGTTGTAAAAAATCTTGATAGGTCATTACAGCCCCTCCATAATCTCCTTGTTACTAGGCTCTCTTCCCTGTTTCTTAAGCTCTCCCAATATCTCGTTCATCCTCAGTATTATTTTCTGAAATTCCGGAAGCCACCGCTTACGCTCCGCCATCGGAATCTTTTTGTTATCCAGATAATCTGTTGCCTTGTAAAAGCGCTTCAAAAGGTCGTTGTATTCGTCGGTTAAAACGGACATTGGTCTGATTCCACCTCACTCTTGATCTTGGTCCATCCGTATTCTTTGTTGGCGTTCCCGCTGGGAAGATAAAACCGCTTGGACATCCAGCTGAATTTCATCCCTATTTCCACATCCTGCATCCCGTAAAGCCTTGATTTAAAGACTTGTATCAGGTTGTCCAGCCCGTAATACTTGTCTTTTTCCTTCTCTTCCGGCGAAAGCCTGTGAATCGCAAGAACGTTGTCCGCCCGGTTGGTTATATCCCCCGATCCGGCGACATCCATCTTTGTAAGTTTGCCGTCAGTCTTGCGGGGATGTGCCACTACATGGACATGGACGTTAAATTTCCTCGCAAAGTCCTTTAACTGCCCGATAAACTGGGACTGTGCCCTGTAAAAGTCCTTTTCGCCGCTTGTGAACGTGGTGGTCATAAGGTTATCCACCAAAAACACTTCGCAATTGTATCTTCTTGCGGCGTATTCAAAAATCTTGAAAATGTCCTTGTCGGTCGCCCCTCCGGTCATGGAATCATAAAGGAACATCCGGTCATAGTACCATGCGTTCAGCTTTTCAGTGACTTTCACATCCACTGCGGGAACGTCTTCTTCCTTCACCGGGTCATAAACTTTTTTGATGTATCCCGGGCCGGATAGCTGCATATCCATCCACGTTTTGAATACTCCTGCCGTCAACTCCCCGGAATAAGCACATACATTGAATCCTTGGTCCAACGCCTCACATAATTCTTGACTGATAAAGGTACTTTTCCCGCTGGAATTGATTCCCGTCCAGACAGTAATCAGCCCCATCATGTAGCCTCCTATGATCTTGTCTACTGCCTTAATTCCGCTCCTGACTTTTCGGATTTTGGTATAGTCAACGGATTTCACCTGCGCCATCCTGATTATTCCGGCAATGGAGACTTCCTGCGCATTCTCAACGGCGGCCTTGGTCTTCTCCTTCCCGTCCCGGTACAAAGAGACATTGGCGTCTTTGTGTTCGGATTTCACTATGTAGCAGCGCCATTCTCCCAATTTGGCAATCAATCTTTTTGCCATTTCCTCGCCGGGTCTTATTCCTTGATCGTTTACGGGATCGTTGTCAGGCCAGATGATTATTTTCC